AGAATGAGCACTTGTCTACTTGCTCTGGCGTGAAGCCTATTGCTGCACCGTTTCCGTAGACGACAGAGAATTGGATTGGTCCGTCTTCTCCGTCGTCACTGTCGCTTCCGTCTTTTTTTTTGACGGCTCATCGTCTGGAACGCCGACTAGAGCGGCGAGAAGCACTGGAAACGCCGTCTTGGAATGCTCAAGAAGTGGCTTCCCGTCGAAATGACGCACCAGAAGTTTATTTGCCTCTTGAAACTCCAGACCGCCGCCAATTAGGCCGGCCTTAAGCACATCACGAACGTCATCCGGCCACGCATTTTTGGTGCGTAAAAGATCAAGCAGGCCACCAGGACCAACTGGCTGTGCCCCGATTAAGACGCGCCTAGAATTTACGCTTTCTTGAAGGGAGCGGAATTCTCCGATGCCAATGCGAAAGCGCCGCGTTTCGTCAGCCCATACAAGTTCTATCGAACCGTCAGCACTCATAGTTTCGCATTCTTGATTTTTGAAGAAACAACAGCGCCGCGATGGTTTACGGAAGTTTGGTTATTTTCGTTGTCAGCCCTGATCTGTCTGATCTCGTTGTTTTCTTTTATCGTCTCTTCCAACGTTTCTTTATATTGTTCAGAACTTCCCTGCTCATACCTGCGGGCGGTGTTGAAAAAGAACGGCTCTGGCGTTTCTTTCTTAGTTCCGAACTCAGTAGCCACCGCATAATCGTAGGTATGACCGGCCAGAGTTCGCTTTGTTGTCGTCTTCCCGCCCGCGATAACCAGGACAGAGACGGTCATTGAGCCGGGTGTAATAATAGAGATGTCTTTTTTACGAATGGATGCGGCAAGTGTGCCCGTATCCTTTGGGCACACATCGCGCATATTCTCTATCAACTCGTCAGCCTGCTTAAGAATGACCTCATGAAAATTATCCCTGGTCTGTGCGACCATGGTTTTCATGTCTGATCTAAACTTTGCGACTGACGGGTTGTACGGCATTAGGCCGCGTCAACCCACGTCACTGCACCATCGTTCACCAGAGTGATATCAACGGTAACCTTCTGGCCGCGCTGACCACCGAGTTTGAACGAACTCAAAATCCAGGTGCCCGCGTAGTGACCAAGCGTAGCATTATCCAGTTTGATCTGAGCGTTCTTCGCTGCAGCACTCATGAACCAATCGTTCCAAGTGGAGAACGATTCAACAGCCATGACACCAGTGCCGCTAACGGTAGCGGACAGGGAATTAACGTCCTTAGCTTCCCAAGCGGGCGCTTCTGGATCGGCACAATCGGGCAAGACTGTCGTATTGGTAGAGGCAGTCAGATCGAACGACTTGGTCGTCAAGCCGCAAGGTTCGGCGAACACTTCAGGAGACGCCCCGTCACCTACAAGGATAAGGAGCTTTGTGCCGGGGAGAACGGTCGGCTGTGCCATAGTACGATGTTCCTTTCATAGAACAGCAAGCCGTTATTCACGGCGGCAGAGTGCGCTATCGCGCTGGTGGTTAGTTGTGAAATCCCGGCTAGGCGGGTGAAAGAAGCGCCTTAAATGTCAGCGATACCCGGCGCGTGATGCCGTCCGGGTCACGGAGCGGCTGGTATTGCTCAATCTCAAAAACGACTACATCGAAACCAGACACACTCAAGTTTTCTGGTTTGTCGTCCAACTTCGCGACGATCGCCGCAGCGATTTCTTTGGCTTCTTTGTAGCCATTATAAGTCGACCACACATCGATGATCGGATAACACTCTGCACCGTCAATGCAGCCTGACTTGTCAGGTAGGACTTGACAGTCTCCGAGCGAGACATATGGAGTTACTGCGTTCTGTGCTGCCGCGTCATAGACGCGCCCGCCCACAACTGATGGCAGCGTGCCAGCGGCGGTCAGAGCGCCAAAGATTGCCGTCTGAAGCGGAAATGAGGGGTCGATCATTGGCCCATTAACCGCTCAATGAAGCTCTTATCGCCTACTGCGTTAACCTCAATTGGTTCAACTGGATCAACCACTTCTCCAGCATCCGCACCGACAATGGCGCGAACGGCAGCCTCTGGAACTCGCTCATAGGTGCAGCCACCGATGTATTGCAAGAATACGCGAGGAGTGGCACGATAGGAGTAATCCTTAATCATACGGATTGTTTTCATATGAATAAGATTTTCCTGGCTTCAGCTTTATTGATTGCGTGTCTTGGTGCAGCACACGCCTCGACAGATGAGGATGTTCTTACGTGCGCAAGCATTAAGGACGGCGCGCAAAGGCTTTCGTGCTTCGATGCTGCCGCAAAACTGATATTGGCAAGAAGCACAACTATGCCAGAGAACTACATTTTGCAGCGCTTCAAGAAGACGGCCGACAAGTAGTTACGGTGTGTCTGTTGATGGGTCTTCGCCATCAGTATCCACCGCGAACTCCAACATATCGTTGCGCTGATCCGGGTTGATGTGCGCGCGCACGTTATAACGGACGCCATCCACCAGCACGCGATAGGTACCATCGATCAATCTAGTTGCAGTGCTGGACCGGACGCGCAGCACGCCTGCCTGTTTGTCGGCAATCCTGCCTTGCTGGATCTTCTCACGCGCGCGCTCGGGCGAGAGTTGTGCCCAAACCGTGGCGTAGTCTGTCCAGCCAGTGGTCGAGCCGCCGGCACCGTCAGGCGTTGTTACCAATGACTGGAACGTAGCGCGTTTGTTTAACGAACCCGCGCGCACTACTCACACCCTCTCAAACGCAAGCCATGTGCCAGCAACGTGCGTAATGTCCGCTCCGCCGTCGCATAAATCATCAAGCACGCGGCTAACATCAACAGTGCTAAGACCGTTATCGTCATGAAAAACAATAACGCCACCACGGCGAACGATAGCTTTAGCCAATGCATAATCATTCAGAACGCCCGGCTCGCTGTGATCGCCATCGATAAAAACCGCATCGCAGGCTGGTAGGTCTTCTGCGGTTAAGTCGAACGAACCGCGTTCTCGCAGAACAAGTTCAAATCGCCTGTCCGACAGCGCAAGTTCACCAGCAATCTGTGGAGTCTCGTTACGCTGCACGTTGCATGCGAACTTGTATCCAACTGGCACATCAACGCCGACGTATCGATTGATCGTTAATACATTTCGCAGCATGGCGGCTGCAGTGCGACCGTTGTTACATCCAAATTCAACTACGGTACGCGCGCCTTTTAGCAAGTAAGCCAGAACGTCCAACTCGCCGGGGTGGACATAGCGCTTATGCAGCCCTTCCAAGTCTATCTTCGGTGCGTTGATTGTAACGCTTGATCGCTTCGTCGGCGAATACGGCAAGTCTCGCGCTGGCTGCATCGATATCAATAGACTTGTCCTTGGTATTATCGTGCTTGAAGTCGTCGCATGGCGTATTTGGGTCAATCCCCAAGTATGGGGACCAGCGAGCGCCGCCGCTAAAGCTGTAACTTGCCTCGTAGGAGCCAAACACACCGCAAACTGGTGTCTCTACAGCCTGCGCCAGAATTACCGCGAACCCAGGCGCCGCAAGCGCCAATGCAGAAATAGAAAACAGACCAGCCAAAGTCTCAAAAGGCAGTTCGCCAAAGTGGAACCTTTGGTCGTCCTCAACATCATGGCCTACTGTCCACTCAACACCAGGCACCAAGTCCGCGATGGAAACGACGTGGAATTTGTCTCTCACAGACCTAAACAACGCATAGTAAGCGTCATGGTCGGGGTTACGTGCTGCGCACCCATTCCATTCGGTACGCTCTACCAGCGGGCGGTAAACCAGAATTGGCTTGTCTGGATATCCAACGGCGGCGCGCGCTGCATTTACCCATTCTGCCGGCACTTGAATTCGGAAGTCGGCCCTGTCGTAACTTACATCGCAGTTGAGGCACATAGCGGCCAAAACACCGCGGCACTGCCGAACCTCTTGAGGCGCGTACCAGACTTTGCGAACTCTGGCGCCTGCCGGCACACCTGTTGAAAACTTTCCGCGCTCTCTCTTTGCGTTCTTCGACTGAGTCCGAAGTGCCGTAGGCTTATTGATAACGCGCAAGCCTTGCGCAATAAGGTCGTAATACGGGGCAACCCACGAGGACTCTAGTGTAACATCGTAGCGCTGCATCAACTGGCGTATAACGGCGCGCTGATGGAGGTTATCGCCTAGGCCGTGCATTCCTTGCAGAAGCAGGGGCCTTTTAGATGCAGTCGTATCCATAATAGCTTGCGCTCTCGCTCACAATTCGCCAAACGCGGTATGGCGCGAGCAAGGCGCGAACCTGTCTTGGAAATACTGCGTTTTGGCCAGGAGGCGCGCGCCGCTGGAAATCAGAATCTTCCGTTTCACGGTCGGCATACATATCGCCAATGAGCAACAGGATCGCCGCAGTAATCGCTGGATTTAATGCAATTCCGTCTGCCGTTGTCGGACTTGTTCCGGCCAGGTAAATATCGCGGTCAAGATACTGCTCGATCGCCTCTTCTGCGGCTCCTTGATATGCCGCAATCAGCGTGTCGGAGTCAGTATCGTCAACGCGCAAGTGCGACTTAACAAGGTCGATATCAAGCAGCGGCATTTAGCGTGTTTCCTGTCGCTTGGCCCACAGCCGCAGCAAAATCAACCTTCGGGTATTTTTGAAGTGAGCTAACTGGGGAGGCGTTCAACACCTCAACACCTAACCGCTCAAGCAATCCGGACTGGGCATCCAAAACTCGGCGCCACCGAGAAACGTTTGCGTCTACAGGATTGTTTAGTCCGTTTTCGTGATCGCCGTGCCAGTGAGTGCCAAGATCAACACGCATGTCATACCCGACTAGGATA